TGCCCGGTTTCTCGAGTTCGACATCCACTATCTGAGCGACAAGGATGGAACCGAGGAAGAGTATCCGGTGATCGGATGATGACAACATGAACGGAAAACCATTTGAGCTCGAAGTCAAGGGACTGGACGAATTGAAAGCAGCCCTGCAGCAGATGCCGGAGCGCATTCGCAAGCGCGCCGTCGGCAAAGCCCTGCGCGCCGCTGGCCGCATCGTGCGCGACGAAGCGCGCGCCCGGGTTCCGGTGCTCAGCGAGCCAGCGAAGAACCGCCGCCCAGGCGTTCTCAAGCGCGCCATCGCCGTCCGCCGCAGCAAGATCGCTGCCAGGCAGCGCCTTGTTGGCGTCTTCATCAACGTTCGCCCGCTGCAGTCCGTGCTTGCCGGCACGAAATCCGCAACGCGAAAAGCCGCACTCGGCCCTGCCGGCGCCAACAACCAAAACGATCCGTTCTACTGGCGCTTCGTCGAGTTTGGCACGCGCAAGATGCGCGCCCAGCCGTTCCTTGCTGACGCAGCAAAGAAGCTTCCGCAAGCCGCCGACGTCTTCATCAGCGTCGCAGGCGAGGAAATCAACCGGCTGAACAGCAAAGCATGAGCGCCGAGACCGAACTCTACGCCGTCCTCGCCGCCGCATCCGGGCTGACTGCCCTGGTAGGCACGCGCATCTATCCGGACATCCTTCCGGAAGAACATCAGCTCCCAGCCGTCGTCTACACGCGCACCGGCACGCAGCCGGTACTGACCGTGCATGGCGGCAGCTTCGGCGACTTTGCTGACCTGCAGATCAACGCCTGGGCCAAGACCCGCGCCAGTGCCGCGGCCGTCGCAGATCAGATCGAGGCGGCGCTCGTCGCTGCCAAATTCCCCAAAACCAACCGCATCAGCGGTATCGACGAAGACCTCGCGCTTTTCGTCGAAAGCATCTCGGCGACGTGGTTCGTCGCCGTCTGAAACCCTGAAAGGAAATCCACATGGCCACCGCAAAGGTATGGAAAAACGTAGCAGTAGCAATGCAGTCCGCCTTGGCGGCGGCAAAGACGATCACCGGCATCACCAAAGCCAATCCCGGCGTCGTGACATCGACCAGCCACGGCTACAGCAATGGCGACATCGTCTTTCTGTCGATCAGCGGCATGTACCAGATCAATGACAAGGCGGTTCGTGTCGCCGGCGTGACGACCGATACCTTTCAGCTCGAAGGAGTCGATACCACCTCGTTCGACACGTTCAGCGCCGGAACGGCCGAGAAAGTCACTTTGGGAACGTCGATCACCACCGCCACGAACATCACCTCGAGCGGCGGCAATTTCGAGCTCATCGACTCGACGACCATTCACGGCAACGCGAAGACGCAGCTTCCCGGTCTGCCGGAAGCGACCAACTTTACGATGGATCACATCTGGGACGTCTCCGACGCCGGCCTGCTGGCCATGAAAACGGCATCCGACAACCAGGCCAAGCGGGTCTTCAAGTTCACCTTCGGCAGCGGCGGCCAGATCATGCTGTTTGCCGGCTACGTCGCCGCCGCACTGCTTCCCGGCGGGTCTGCACAACAGCTTGTGACGACGCCGACCGTCATCACCATGAACGGTACGCCGACCTATTACGCATCCTGATGAGCGCACTCGCCAACAAGCTGCGGCGAGCGCGTGAAGTCCGCATCCCATGCGGACACTTCACTATCATCGCCCAGCGCCCGACCCCGCTCGAGCACGAGGAGCGGATCCGCAATGGCAACCCGGCGCGCGGCATTCTGTCGCTTGTCAGCGGATGGGAAGGAGTCACCGAAGCAGACCTCATTCCAAACGGCGACCCACACCCGCTGCCATTCGATGCAGAAGCCTGCGCCGAATGGCTGGCTGACCGGCCTGATCTGTTTGCGAAAGTCGCCGAGGCGCTTGTCGAGTCGTTCAAGCGGCACTGCGAGGATCTGGATGCGCTGCTGGGAAACTGACCGCCTGGCTGGAGGACGCGGCGCTCCCACGGGAGATCCAGACCGGGCGCAGTCCGCCGGCCAGCGCACAATCGGCGCTGCAAGCCTGGAACATGATGGGTGGCCTCGACTGGACGGCACTGCCGCTGGTCTGCGACCTGCTCGGCATCCGTGACCCTGAGCCGCTCGTGTTGCAACTGATCACGATCCGCGATCACAACCGCACAGCAGTGGAATCCTGATGGCCATTGCCGCACTCACCGTCGATATCAATGCCAGGCTAGCCGGAATAGAGGGCGATCTCGGTAAGGTGTCTCGCCTGGCAGAGCAGAGCGCGGCAAAGATGAGCCGTGCGTTCGATGCCGTCGGCGAGTCCTTGCGCAACGTATTCGCCGGTGTCGCGATCGGCAGCATCGCCAGCGGATTTGGCCGACTCGTCACCGAAGCACTCGACGCGCAGGACGCGCTATCCGATCTCAGCAAGTCAACCGCGATCAGCATCGAATTGCTCGCCGGTCTCAAGGGCGCTGCCATCACCAGCGGGACGGACCTCGAAGGCGTAGCCGCCGCCGTCAACAAGCTGTCGGTCAACATCGGCAAGAACGCAGAGCAGTTCGCCGCGGTCGGCATCACCGCCCGTGAGCCGCTGGAAGCCCTGAAACAGCTCGCGGACGTCTATGCCGCGATCGAAGACCCGCAGATGCGCGCCGCGTTCGCCGCCGAGGCGGTCAGCAAGTCGTGGGCAAGCCTTGCCCCGCTGCTCTCCGACGGAGGCCAGTCGATCGGCGACTTGATCAACAAGTTCCGCGACGTATCCGGAGTCACCGAGAAGTCGGCGCAAGCCGCAGCCGAGCTGAACGGCCGGCTCGATGTGCTCAAGGCGCGCGTCTCCGGAGCCGCGGGCGAGCTGACCAACTCGCTCGTTCCGTCGCTCACTCGCACCGCCGAAAGCGTCGAACAACTCGCCGCAAAAGGCGAAGGCCTCGCCGCCGTTTTCCGCGGCCTGATCGGCCTGGCGAAGATTCCCTTCGACCTCGCGCTCGGCGACATCGACCCCAGCAAGGCCGGGCAGATCAAGACGCTCGAGGAGCAACTCGCCAACCTTGAACGGCGCGCGAAGAACGCGAAGGAATCTGGTGGCGGAATCATCAACAACCTCGTCTTCGGCAAACCAGGAGATCTCGACAAGGAGATCGCCGGCGTGCGGGGCCAGCTCGAGGCAATCCGCCAGTTCGGCAAGGACAAGGCAGGCAGCAAAACGGATGAGTCTGCGGAAGGCAAAAAGGCGCCGTCCGAAATAGCCCTGAAAGCATTCATCGGCGGCGGAGAGCGCGACCGCACATCGCGCAGTGGCGGACGGACCGCCAAAGCAATCGACGACGGCACCAGACTGGTGGAACAACTGCGGGACCAGATCCGCGCCACGCAGGAGCTCACCGAAGTCGAAAAGCTCGAGCTGGCGATCGCCGACGGCAAGTACAGGACGGCAACGGCCGCCAATCTCGCAATCGCTCGCGGTTACGCCGAAACGCTGGATAACATCAAGGCTGCCCGGGCAGAGGCCGAAAAGGAAGCGGAAGCGCAACGCGAGCGCCTCGAGCTGTTCGCTGAAGGCGCGCGCGTCTTCGAGTCGGTGCGCACGCCGACCGAAGCGCTGAATGCAGAGCTGGACCGACTGGTAACCCTGCTCGATGCCGGCGCCATCAACATGGAAACCTTCGGACGCGCCGCATCGCGTGCCGGCGAGGAAATGCAGCGCCTGGAATCGAAAGGCGAGGACACCACCGACCTGCTCGACGAGTTCGCCAAGAATGCCGCGCAGAACATGCAGACATCATTCGCGAACTTCCTCTTTGACCCATTCGCAGACGGCACAAAAAGCATGCTGCAGGCATTCGGCGACATGATCCGCCGCATGATTGCCGAGGCCGTCGCCGCCGACCTCATCCGCCGCCTGTTCGGCGATCTCGGGAAGGGTAGCGGCAGCGGTGGCGGCGGCGGTTCGAGCGGCCTCATCGGATCATTCCTCGATACGCTGTCAGGCCTGCTGCCCAGCTTCGACGTCGGCATCCCATACGTGCCGCGCGACATGCTGGCCGTCGTGCACAAGGGCGAACGCATCACCCCGGCCGCGCAGAACCGCCCGGGCGGCGGGCAGAACATCAGCGTCATCATCAACATGGGGTCCGGATCGTCCGGCGGCGATCTCCGGCAGGCAGCAGGCGAGATCGCACGGCGCATCGGCCAGACCGTCGCAGGAGCCGCCCGCTATGCCTGAATTTCTCGAAGAGCGGATGCCTGAGGAAGTCCGCACCGGCGCCCAGACGCGATCGGCCTACCAGGTGCAGATCACCCGCACAGCCGGCGGATCGGAGTACCGGAGACTCGTGCACAACCTTCCCATGAAGAGTTTCGTCATCAACTTCACCAGCCTGCGGGACGACGTCATCAAGCGCGTCCTCGACCTATACGACCGCGCGCACGGGCGCTATTCCGGGTTCCGCGTCCGCTGGCCGGACGACTTTACCACGCGCACCGATGGACGGTCCGCGCCCACCGCGCTCGACCAGACGTTGTCCCGCATCAGCGCCGGCGTCTACCAACTGCAGAAGGAATACGGCCAGGGCGGCACGCCGAGCGGCGCCGGTCTGCCTGTGCGCACCATTCACAAGCCGGTGGCCGGGACAGCAGTAGTCGCTGTCGGAGGTGCTACGTGGGCCAGTGGCTGGACGCTCGCGAGCACCACCGGGCGGATCACCTTCGCCGCCAACAGGACCAAGGCGATCACCGGTATTTCGAAGGCATCGCAGGCGGTCATCGACTTTGGCGCCGCCCATTCATTCACCGGCAGCGACACCGTGCACATCTCCGGCGTCGCTGGAATGACCGAGATCAACGGTCAGCGTGCCGCCGTCACCGCGACGAGCACCAATACGATCACCGTCGCCATCAACTCGACCGGCTACAGCACCTATACCTCGGGCGGCACAGCCAACACGCAGCCGCAGGCATCGGAGACCGTTACCGGAGGCTGCGAATTCGATCTTCCGTGCCGCTTTAACAGCGACCTGGACATCACCCTGCTCACAAAAACGGTGCGCGACATCGGCTCGATCGAAGTGGTGGAGATCCTCGCGCCATGAAAGCCGCCGTCGCAGACTGGCAGACCAGCGTGATGTGCCTGCGCCTCGTCCCGGTGACGGGCAGCACGATCTACATCACCGACTTTCCGCGCGATCTCGTCATCGGCGGCCACACCTACCTGTCGACCAGCGGATACGAATTCACCGGCTACGCGGCAACGGCCGGATTCTCGCCGGCGTCGATCGACCTGTCCGGCATCGCCGGCGCCGCCGGAATCAGCCGCGCCGCCGTCGCCAGCGGACTGTTCGACGGCGCGCGCGTGTACATTTTCGCGACATCATGGCTGGCACCGGTCGAGGACGAAGAACCGATCGTCGCCGGCATCTTCGGCAAGACCGAGATCGCCGACGACCGATACCGCATCGGCGGCATGTCGCTGATCGACGCGCTCGGGCAGTCCGTCGGCCGCACCTACACGGCAGCCTGCCACAAGACGTTCTGCGGCACCGAGTTTGCCGGATGCAAGGTCAGCCTGGCCGCGAACACCGTCACCGGCACTCTGACCACCGTCACCAGCGCTTCCAATTTTCGCGACTCGTACCGCACCGAGGCGGCTGACACCTTTGGCGCCGGGACCATCCGCTTCACCAGCGGCGCCAATGCCGGACTGAATGCCATCGAGATCAAGAGCTACGCACTCGACGGAACCATCAAAACCTATGAGCCGTTCTACTACATGCCGCAGATCGCAGATGCGTATGAGATGGTGCGCGGCTGCCGCAAGCGCCTCACCGACTGCCAGAATCGGTGGAACGGCAGCACCACGTACAGCAACGTCGCCAACTTCGGCGGCTTTGCGCACATCCC